TAATTATTATTAGTTAAAAAAATAATATGTTAGTATTATAATTACAAATAAATGCCAGGAGGACTTATGAATCTTGTATCTATTGGACAACAAAATATTATTTTAAATGGGAATCCTTCTAAAACGTTTTTTAAAACAACTTATGCGCATTATACTAATTTTGGTCTTCAAAAATTCCGTGTAGACTTTGAAGGTTCTAAAACATTGCGTTTGTCCGAGGAATCCACATTCACATTCAAAATACCTAGATATGCGGATCTTCTAATGGACTGCTATTTATCGGTCGGATTGCCTAATATTTGGAGTGCCATTATGCCACCACAACAGGATGCGCCAGTTCAAGACTGGGCTCCATATGAATTCAAATGGATAGATAATTTAGGAGCAAAAATGATTTCAAAAATAAGCATTACATGCGGCAACTATACGCTTCAAGAATATTCTGGTGATTACTTATTATCCGCGGTTCAACGAGATTTTTCCAAAGATAAGAAGGAATTATTTGATGATATGATTGGAAATACGGCAGAGCTAAATGATCCAGGTAATGCGGGTTCACGAGTCAATTCTTATCCAAATTCGTATTATACAGAAAACCTAGCCGGCCCTGAACCATCCATTCGCGGCAGAATCTTGTATATTCCGCTAAACAACTGGTTTGGTCTCAAATCGCAAATGGCGTTTCCATTGACATCCCTCCAATATAATGAGCTCCATATAGTAGTAACAATAAAACCCATTAATCAGCTATTTCAAATTCGTGATGTGTTTGATTATACGTATAATTACCCTTATGTGGCTCCGAATTTTAATACTTGGTATATGCAGTTTTATCGATTCTTACAACCGCCTCCAAATATTGGATTAGATATTGATTGTTATACAGATGTTAGATCATTATGGAACACTGATATTCATTTAAATTGTACATATTGTTTTTTATCAAATGATGAGGAGCGAATGTTTGCTTTAGAGGAACAAAAATATCTAATAAAACAGGTACATGAACAGCGGTTTTATAATGTGACTGGACCTAATAAAGTTGCGCTAGACTCTTTGGGAATGGTGTCCAATTGGATGTTTTATTTCCAACGAAGTGATGCTAATTTGAGAAACGAATGGTCGAATTATACAAATTGGCCCTACAATTATATGCCATTAGATGTAATTCAAGCGCCTACAACGGGTAATTATTTGATTTACAGAAAAGATGCGTCTGGGAATCTGGTAGAAACATATATAGGTCCGGGTGTAAATCCAGATAGTACTTTAACGGGTCTTTTAATTACGTCAAATTATTCTAGGGAAAATGATAAGCAGATTTTGATATCAATGGGTATTTTGTTAGATGGATCATATAGAGAGAATATTCAACCATCTGGTGTTTATAATTATATCGAAAAATATACACGAACTTCAGGTAATGCTCCGCCAGGATTATATTGTTATAATTTTAGCATACATTCAAATAATTCAAATTTACAGCCATCAGGTGCGATAAATATGAACCGATTTACGCAAATAGAGTTGGAATTTACGACTATTATACCGCCACTGGATCCTTTGGCGCAGAGTCTGACCATTTGCGATCCTGTAACGGGTGATATTATAGGCGTCAATAAACCGACATGGCGCATATATGATTATAATTTTAATCTAGTATTGTTTGAAGAGCGGATAAATATGGTTCACTTTGTTGGTGGTAATGTGGGGCTCATGTATGCGACCTAATCCACCTTTTTCCACCTTTTAAAAGGTGGAATTCGACGCAGTCGGTCCTATATCATAGAACAACCCGGTTGCTGTCTGTGTCGTCTTATAATGTGGAGTTGACGCATATTTTTCAGGATCAGCAGAATATTTATGTGCTAATTCATTATCAATAATTTGCGCAGTGGTATTATATGTATCCTCCCATACAGGTATGCCTTCATATCCTCGTTGAATTGTAGCATTTTCATCAATAATACCAGCATTTGTGGCTAGATCAGTTGTTAGAGAGGAGAATTGTAACGCTTGATTATATGTTAGAATACCAGCATCATCCGCTGGCGCAGGACCATCCTCTACATTTTCTACTTGTTTTTTACTAGGTGGCTTTAGCAATGACTGACATCCAACATTATAACAATCTACATCAGTAGAACATTGTTGTCCTGACTTTGAACATGTAGCTTTGGGACCGCATACATTTGAACAAGAATAGTTTGTATTTAATGGTAAGTCGACACTATGTGTAGTTAATGGTGTATTTGGATTATCATATGCTAATGTGCTGTATGTATTTGCTTCGTAACCTTCTACTATATTTGTATTATTTGTATTATTTGTCCCTTGTAAAATAAAATAATTATTGGTCAGATATTTAAACCAATTAATTATAAGCCACGTCATTAGGATACATAGACCAGCTAATAATATGTTTGTTTTATTCCCTTGTAAAAATATAATTATGTTAGTTATTATTTCCATTTATATATAATAATAAATTATATTTAAGAAACTGATAATATAATAATAATAAGATCTACGGTCGTTAATATTATTATATTATATTATCTATAAAATTTAATATATATTTATTATAAATAATGTCAACAGATGCTATAGATAATTTACAAAAACAAAAAGATCCAAAGGATGATCCCAATTTCGCAAAATTTTTTGCTAGCTTTGGTAAAACAACTGGTATTATTATAGGATTTGTTGTTCTGGGTTCAATTGGACTTTATATGACTAAAGTTGCCGATTCGGGTATATTACCAACAGATGCTACAAAAGATATCCCCTATGTATGTAATCCTACTGGAAATACTCCTAATTTTACTGATAAAGTTGTTGAAATGAATATTGTCAGAGAATATGGGATGAAAGGGTTGGCAGTTTTACTTGGATATAAAGCAATAAATTCATACTCTCAACAAGCAACTTTTGATAAAAAGGCATTTGATAAGAGTTTCAATGGTGGCTGGATTAAAACTATGACGGTAGAGGCTAATACAGATAAACCCCCAAGTGATTATACAGGTACTAAACCATGGGAACCCTCTAATTTAACAAAATGGCGATCAGATGTTACTAATGAGATGGTCTCGACAAGTTTTAAAATTATTAATTCTGTATTTGGAGGATTCGGATATTTACCTGAATGGGCTGTCATGTTTATATTTGGATTAGTCGGTTCATCATTTTTGCCATTTTTTAGTGTTTTTAATATTTGTATTAGCATATGGAAACATTTTTCTAGTTTGTTTAAACAAGGATTTAATCTAACAAAGGGTTTACCATTTTTAAAAAGAGAGACAAATGGGGAGTTAGATAACAAATGGGCAGATGTGGGATTTTTATGGAGACCATTGTATGGTAATGATGAACAAAAATACCTCGAGAAGACCCCCTTATCACAAGATGTGTTGTTTATATTTAAATGGATATTTATAACACTTGGTCTCATGCTATATTTTATATGTTCCATGTTTTTCTTTTCGCCAGTTTACTTGACATTTTATACTGTTTATAAGAGTTTAACTGCCAAATATAAATTAAAAAAGGAGTTTAATTTCTCAGGTGATTCTAGCGGTGATACAACTGGTCCCAAAGGTTTATTATCATTTATTAAGGATACATTTATTTACAAGAGAACGTATTTAGTATTTTTGTCTATTATAAACTTGTTTATGGCTAGTAATACATATCTTGGTACCTACTATTTTATTGCGGTCATTATTGCTGTTATAATGGCCATTGTGTTTTGTGATGTTTTGGTATCAACAAAACCAGATAATGATAATACATTAATTAAGCGGACTCCTAAGAAGGAGGATGAAGAAGAGGAGGATGAGGATAATCCTGAAAATGATGATATTGATAATGATCAATGTAATGACACAACTGATATAATTGGTAAATATAAAACTGAGATTGCTGAACAAGTCAAACAAATACAGGATAAGCAACTTGATATACAGAAATTATTCTTAAACATACAGGGATCAGGTAAATCTATTGACGAATTAAAAAGTGTACAAGGGTTTCCCGAACTACAAAGGGATGTAAATGCTTTGGCAAAGGCATATTTTAATTGCGATGCCATGAACACAAATACCATATTAATTGAACGAGATATCAAATTCCCATTACAAATACAACAGAAACTTAGAACACAACTAAGAGATTTAATGACATATAATAAATTATTGGGAGATGCTTATGACAAATGTAATAAATCATTTAACGCATTTAATCAAACTAATCAATCTAATCAACCTAATCAAAATAATACACAAACCCCATTTATAAAATTAATGAGTGATGTCAGTACAGCCGAAGGGTTGATTTACACAATTAGACCAAGTATTTTGGACGATGCTTTAAGACAAATACAGCAACAATTTCAAAGGAAACTTGAAAGTAATACTACTTCTTCCGATTCTAATGCTGATACTTCTTCCGATTCTAATGCTGATACTTCTTCCGATTCTAATGTGAAACATGAAAGTATATTAAACAAAAATCTTGGATTCAAATCTAAACGAGATGAAATTGTAGCTACAGGGTTTGGTCCTGTATTGATGCTTGAACAAAGTCTTAAAAAGATTCCTCAAACTATTTTGACTAATACGACTGATGTGTTAACTGATTTGTTGTTAGGAACCTCCAAAGATTCTCTTATTTCAAATTTTGATAATGTAATAGAGGGACAGATTCAGGCCGTAAAAACTGATCAAACGCTTGGACAAATTATAGGAGGAGAGGAGGGATTAGAAGAAGAGAGTGTTTTAGAAGAAGAAAGTGGAGAAGAAGGTAACGCAGAGATAAACGACAGCAACGAAGAAATGATGGGTGGATCTCGTAAACACAAAAAACAAGATTATGAAATAAGATTAGTATAAATATAAAAAATGTATTAGTTACGTAATTATAATTTAAATAATAATTACGTATATAATTTATTAAAGATGTCAAAATCTAATAAAAAAAATAAGAATAAGAATAAACAAAAGAATAAAAATAATAATAGCAGTAATAATACAAATACATTGGAACCATTATTGCCATTTGTTAGTATATGTACCCCAACATTCAATCGCCGCCCATTCATTCCATATATGATAAAATGTTTTGAAAATCAAACTTATCCAAAGGACCGCATCGAATGGATTATTATTGACGATGGAACAGATCCAATTGAAGATCTTGTAAAGGAGATTGATCAAGTCAAATACTTTTACTATGAGGAAAAAATGTTGCTAGGAAAGAAGCGTAATTTAATGCACAGTAAATGTTCAGGCGATATAATTATTTACATGGATGATGACGACTATTATCCCCCAGAACGCATCTCGCATGCAGTAGAAACATTACAGGCAAATCCGTCATTTCTTGTTGCCGGAAGCAGTGAGATGCACATATATTTCGATTCTAGAAAACAAGTATATCAATGCGGTCCTTATAAGGAGTTCCACGCGACAGCGGCAACATTTGCTTTCAAAAAGGAGTTATTATTGGAGACCAGTTATAACGAGGATAATGCGGTGGCAGAAGAGAGACATTTCTTAAAAAACTATACAATTCCATTAAAACAATTAGATACATTGAAAGCAATTATGGTGTTCTCGCATAAACACAATTCATTAAATAAGGAGAAACTGTTAGATAATTTGGAATCAACAAGGACAACTTTGTCACGCTATTCTGTAGATGATTTTATTAGTGATCCTGTATTAAAACAATTCTATATGATTGATATGAACAACCTACTAACAAATTACGAGCCAGGTAAGCCAGAGCATAAACCCAAATTATTAGATCAAATAAAAAAGATGGAGGATGAGCGCAATCGTCGCTTGGAAGATCATAATAGGATGATAATGGCGCAAAATCGCATTTTTCAAACGCACAGTCCAACACAAGCGAAATTAGCGGAGAATATTGAGGAAATAAGGAAGCAATACGAAAAGCAATTAGGTGACAAAGTGTATTTAATTAATGAACTTCTACGAAAGATCAAGGATTTAAATACAGAATTGAATCAATACAGATCAAAATAAATGAGATCAAAATAAATGAGATCAAAATAAATGAGATCAAAATAAATGTGATCAAAATAAATGTTATAATAAATAATATAAAGACAATTAATATATATAGTATATACACTAGTACGCAAACATGCCCTATTATGATAACGACCATGCCGACGCCAATTCATTAAACACAAATGATAGAAATTTAGATTCAAGAAAACAAGCACAATTAAATGATAAATATTTCCAGAGAATTAGTCGAAAAAGGATCAACGAATATGAGACACATGAGCGCAATGATGGAAAGACGTATTATAAGAATGTACATGTAAATTTATATGGCAGTGGTCAATTAGGAACTAAAATTCGTAATGCCGTTACGGGTGAAAAGTATCAATATACGGTTGGGTCCAATGAACAAAAAATGTTATTTTCGACGGCTCTTTGTACTGGAGAGAATGGCATGAAGTCATCATTGTCATTATTCTACGACACTCCTGAGCAGTATGAAAGTCATATGTTTATGAGACTTGATATAAATGAAAAGGCAAAGTGGTATTCTAATAATATTACTATGAAGAATGTGTAAAATTGTTAATTACGCGATCAATATATTAATAAAATAGTTTTATTATTGACATCTATAATGGTGTCAATAATAAATTGTATATACTTATATTAGTTATAATACTTATTTGTTTACATTTTTATATGTCATCAGTTTCATCATCTGATATAACAATATCTTCAGTGTCAGCAGCATCTTCCTTAGTATATTTATCCAAATATCTATAAATGCGATTAATATCTAATTTGGATATTTCATAGTTCTCAAATAGCGACAAGATCTCACTATCACCAGTTGGATATTTTTTCCTAATATCTAAAAAGAAAGCAAACATGTCCTTCTTATCCATTGCCAATTGTTGACATAAATTTTGAATAAATATAGAATTATTATATTCGGTTGAATATTTTGTTAGTACCTTAGTGAATCGAACCTCTGTTGGATTGAATTTCTGTTTATTCTTTTTCTTAGAATTGATTTGCTGGAATAATTCATGATAAGCGCAATTATTTTTAAATGTCTTAATTAAAGAACTCATCTCATTAAATTGCCAAATCTGTTTCTGAAATGTTATCCGATCAATATAATCGGCGAAACACATATTGTCCAATATTTTCAAATAAAAGGGGATTGATTCATCTTTATCTAGCTTACCAATCACATCAATAATATTTTCATGCCATAAAAGTCCCACAATTGTTCGATCCGTTTCATTCATAATTGTTAGATGATCTTCAATTGGATAATTGGTATTAATTAATTTCTTTGTAATTTGTCTAGTGTCGTCATTATATGACTTCATTAGAAAAATATTTTGTATTATATTATTATTTAAGATGTCCTGTTTGTTCTTGTATAATTCATAAATAGTATTCATTTTCCTTAAATCTCCTTGAATAAAATTTATTATGTTAGTTCGTATATTTTCATCAATGGTTGGAATCATTAGATTTAGAATATGGTTCATTTGAATATTAGTAGGCGGTTTCAATTCAATGACATTACACACTTTCATTAGCTCCTTGATTTTCTTGTCAATATGATAATTACCAATACAAATGATCGGGTTCAAAGTAATCTCCTCTAGGCGCTGCTTTTTCGTCTTCTTTGGTCTGATAATTTTAATTAATGAATTGATGCCGCCCTTGTCTCCATTATTCATGCCATCAATTTCATCCATTACGATAGCAATACGCTTTACTTGCTTATGGAAAAGGCTCATAATATTCTTGTCAGACATGTTATGTTTTGTAATTGTATCAATAATGGATTTATTGCGAATATCGCCAGCGTCATATTTAACAACATCATAATTCAACTCTTTCAAAATATTAGTCACAAATGTAGTCTTTCCTGAACCAGGATCGCCATAAATATAGATGCCCTTTTTAGTAGTTAAGTTGTTTTTGTTAAGTTCAAAATCTTTAAGAATTGCTTTCATTTTATTCACTTCTTCTTGTCTGCCTAACAATTCATCAATGTTAATTATGTCCATACTTATTGTAATATATATTTTAATATATTCTTTTTATGTTGATTTTTACTTAATCCATCTTATGAATATTGGTTTATTTATTTTGATTATGTTGATGGCGGATCTTCGGTGCTTGTATCACATGGATTTGTAACTCCATAAGTTATTCCATCCCATGTAACCTTACAATTATTTGCCCAATTATATTTAGAACATGTACCAGTATCGCTATTAAAAGGGGCTGTATTAAAATTCATCGTATTCTTTTCTTTAGTATTAGGTACATTACACATTCCTAAACTTTTTACATTATAACATTCCTCTCCATTACCTTTTAGATCTAACCAATAGTCGGGACAAGATCCAACAACTGGAGGCCAAGCAACTGTAGAACTTGATTTAGACAAAGAAATTCCTATAATAACTAACAATACTACTAGCCCAACAACCGCAATTGTTAGTATTACATTTTGAAAAGTGCTTTCCATTATATAAAATAAATATATATATTTTTTTTATGAATATATTATAATATGAATATGAATAGTGGAAATAGAATGGCAAAAAACTCTAATAGAATGGCAATGGACTCAAATATTAAAGGCAATCGTATAGCAACTAATGGTAGAGTCGATATATTAAATCCCCCCGATGTGTCCGCTTTGTTTGCTTTGTATGACAAAATACCAGCAAACCAATGTACCACTTTTAGGAATGCGACTTTAGGTCTATTGGATGAGACACCATTATCTATATCATATTTTTCCAAAGAAAATATACAGATCATTCAAAATGGTATTAGAGCTGGCGTATATGAGAAATCAAATGGGCAATATTTGATTGGCACTCAAGATTGTGACGCATTGAAAGTTATTATGCGTGCTATATTTCTTCAATATTCTGCTAATTTACCAAATCAAATTGCTGCGCAAATTGGACAGCTTAATAAGATGGTTCTAGAATACTCAGTGCCACGTGTTTTTGGTGAGGCGCAAGGATATGTAAAATATTTATATGATGCTAGTACATTGGCAGTACCTTTAGCAACACCAATTTGCGATTCACAATATGATAAAAGAACATATAAGATGCCAAAGTGGTTTTAAAGCATCTTTTTTATAAAGATGCGACTGTTATGTAAAGCATCTTTTTTATAAAGATGCGACTGTTATGTAAAGCATCTTTTTTATAAAGATGCGACTGTTATGTAAAGCATCTTTTAAAGAAAATGGAC